TACAAGATCTCCTACTTTGATAAGACATTAATGATGGTAACTTAAGATAGGAGATAAGTCAATGCGCATCATAGGAAAAGATAGCTATATCCCAGAATACAAAACGAGAACATACAGAGGTATCAAAGTAAAAAGGGATGGCAATGGATGGTGTACGAGCCTTGATGGTGATAATAATATTTATAAATCGTACTACTCGGCATATAACGCCATTGATAAATATTATGGCAATCGTGACGGCTATAGCAATTTACGCCAAATCAAAGCCGGCATAAAAATAATCGGTCAAAAAGAATAGCTTGAGAAAAATAAGAGGGGTTGTACCAATAACGGTATCCCCTCTTATCCATTTTGAATTATTTATGTATGAGATATTCCTGCAGATCATCCCGTATCTGTTTCATATTATCGATACCATTTCCGGTAATCTCATGATTCACGATAACGAGCAATGTTCGGAGAATCATCTGATTAGATGTTTCAACCTCAGACAATCGTTTATTGTCGTTGTCAAGAAGCTGGTCGTGTTTGCTGACTTTAGCCTTAAGCTCATCATTTGGCTTTTTAGCTTCTTTAACAACTTTCCATAATCCCCACAGAGCTGCTACGAATGAACAAAACCAGATGATCTGTGTGGATGTGATTGTAAATTCAGTCATTATTATGTGTGATCTCAGCGTCTCCGCCCGAGCTATTCCCCTCTATAAATTTTTTGAATCCCTGATGCATACCGGTGGACGCTAATCCCATCAGAGCACCGTAGACAATATTTTCCACAGTAATGCCGCCAACTGCCGCGTTTAGGATTGCTCCTGCCACGGCAAGAACTACAGGAATATCGTCATTCGGAAGCCAATGGAACAGGCTCGCGTGCTTGATAATGTATCCAAGTACAAGGCAAGCCACAACCACAACCACCACAAAATGTTCAGTTAATACCGTATAGTCCATACTTACGCCTCCTTATCTGTCTGAGTTGTTTTCGCTGCTTCCAGTTCAGCAGCATACTTGTCATACTCATTCCAGATGTCGTTCTCGAATTTGTCAACAACATCATCGATATCCTTTTTATTGGCACGATACTTTCTACCGTTGTTGATGTAGCGATTGATGATTGGAACATCCGGATGTTTTGCATCCATATTGGCGTCCATAGACACAACGGTCTCGCCGTCAACTGTGATGATTCCAGAATAATGAATGTCCTTTGTGTAAGTTGCTGATACTGCCATATTTTTGTCCTCCTAAAAATTAATTTGTATCTCCAGAGATATTATCTCTCATGGATTCAAGTTCACTTCTTAGATCCGCAACCTCTACTTCAAGGTTCGATCTTCTTTGCTTTTCGAGTTGAAGCTCATGCGTTATTATCGCAATCAAATTAGTATATACCATACTATAAGTATCAATATAGCTATCCTCAGTGTTCTTCCTGTCGTGGTGTACCAGATCCAGCTCGTCTTCTCGGATTCCGAGTTCTCGCATGGCTTCTACGACATCCTGTGCGACGAATCCATAACAAATGCGCCCATCACCGTCAATCATCCGATACTGAACTGGTTTTAAGCGATCGAACAGCTCTGAATGAATGTCCGTCTTATTGATCTTGCTCTCACCGAGTGGAAATATGTTTGTTTTGGCGCGGCGATCGGACGTGACCTGTGGGGAGTTTTTAACAATCAAACGCTCCCATACTCTTCCACTATCTCCTAACATAATCTTTTCGGAGTACGCCTTGGTCGGTGCGAACGCTCCAGTATACACTCCTCCAGACCAGCCACAGCCATAAAATTCGACCTCTGCCTGATAACCTTTCTTCTTTGATTCAAGAATAATGCTACCGTTACCAATATCGAAGTTTGCTTTGTTGTTGGCATCCGAGTAAGTATTTACAACAAAAGAATCGTCAACAGCTCCGGCTATACAGCTTCCAGAAGAACTTGATGTCTCCAATACAGATTCGTGGACACCTTTAATATCTACATATTCGCTCTGGATTGACAGAGCCGCATTGCCGGATTTTGTTTCAACCAAAATCTTACCGACACCGCCACATAACTCAATAACCGCATCTTTTGCGTTCTTTCCAAGCTGGATCAACTTATCACCATAATATGCGAGTGTCGTTCCTGCCCGGTTAAGAATCTCAAACGCGGATGATGAAATCCGAGTTCGATAACCTGACCAAGATCCGCTGGTTTTATTACCAACTTCCAATCCAGTCCCATCAGTAAACTGCATAAAGTTGGTGGCTGTTTTTGCTGCTTGTAAAGGATTCGCATTAATTGAACCAGATGGTAAAGAAGCTAATTTGGTTGATGTCCACGTCACTGTATATGGACCAGAACCTTGAGTATAATTAAATACTCTCAGCTGTCCATACGGTTCATTTAATCTTGTTATAAGGCCCCATGTTGAAGTAGTCTTTTTATAAATCCATAACGACCATCCGCCTGAAGATCTTAGGAAATCCAATCCAGGATCTGAGTTATTTGCAGAGATAAAACTAAACTGGACATCTGTTGTCTCAAAACCTCTGCCACCAAGTTTAAATGTTGTTGGCTGATTTGCATACGAACCTGTGATCTTTATTGTAGCAAATTCGACATAAAGATTTGACTCACCGTTTCCATTTACCGTATGCACTACCTGATTTGCGTCCTTACCTGCAGCGCCCTGTGGACCTTTAGGACCTGTTGCGCCGGTTGCACCTTTATCTCCCTGAGGACCTTTATCGCCTTTTACACCTTGAGGACCTTGTGGTCCCTGAGGACCAGTTGCTCCTTTATCACCTTTGGCACCGGTTGCACCTTTATCCCCTTTACTTCCCGTGACGCAAACTGCTGTTGTCGTTGAAGTCGTGTTGTCAGTATAGGTAATCACCGATCTCGTCCAAATATATTTACTGTTCTCCCATCCAGGATAAGTCGTTCCCCATGAACCGCCATTCAAAGATGTCGCAGAAGTTGATTTGTAATACTGTTCTACGATAGTTTTAACGCCTTTACCAGTTGCACCAGTCCCTCCAGTAGCTCCGGTTTCACCTTTATCGCCCTTGTCTCCTTTTGCACCTGTAGCGCCTTGTGCCCCAGCAATGCAGACTCCATTTTGATTTGGAGAATAGGTTTTGTTTCCAGACCCATCAGTTGTTACTGTACGACTCCACATGTACTTTCCATTGACCCAAGTCGGTGCTATTGTTGACCATGATCCTCCAGAAAGAGAAGTCGGCGATGTCGAAAGATAATACTCAACATCGACATATGATACATAGTCCTCCGGTGCTGGAGTCCAGTCAGTTGCAGTATTGCCTTTTTCGATCTTAAGGTTTTTAAACTGATATGAGACCCCAACATTACTGTTCATTCCAGTAAAATATGTATTCTGTGAAGTTCCGCTAGGCAATGTTGCTGCTGATTTTACAACCCATACCAGTTTTGTCCATACATTCGCAACTGTTTTGTTGTTTACGGCTTTACATGATTGTATCAACATGTTTGAACCGTTACCATGTCTAAAGCCTGGATCCATCGATGTAGAAACACTTGCTTTGACATCTACGGATACGGTATAATTCGTGTCAGCCTCCCATTTTGTGCGTCCAATATAAGAAAACTGTATTACAGACCATCCGGATTGTTTTACCGAATCTCGTGTAAGTTTACATGTATTAACCCCAGTTTCGTATACAGATTCTTTGGAATAGCCACCCGTTTGCATACCCCAATCCCACCCGGTTGTTCCTTTATTGGTATTGGTCGCCAAATTTCGCCCACCGACGACAATTCCTTCCGGTGTACTACCAACGTTGTAAGCAGTTGAAGTTGTATTATCCGTATAGGTGATGATCGTACGAGTCCAGAAATATGGTTTGTCCGCACTTGTCTCCGGAGGAGTTGCTGACCATACTCCAGTAGGGATCGTAGTTCCAGACGAACTTGCCTGATATGTTACTGCAGTAGATTTAACGCCTTTTCCACTTGCACCAGTATCGCCCTTATCTCCCTTACTGCCGGTAGCCCCTGTTGCACCCCTCGGGATAATTGTATGGCTTATGCATAAACCTTTCAGATCTCCAGATGCAGTATTACTCCGATAATAAGCAACATGAGCATTTTTTGTGTCCGTTGCAGTTCCAACGATTGCAAACATATCACCAATCCGGCAACCATTACGGATACCAGATGTGCTGGACCAAGTTTCTTCGCGATTAATCGTTCCATATCTTGTCCACTGAGACTCGGTGAAGGCGTCTCTAACCACATTTGCCACAAGACTATATCCCTGTGAACCAGTAGCCCCAGTAGCACCTTTATTACCATATACACCTATGACTCGTTTCGTAGTATCAACCATTGTCCCATTTGTATAAGTAATTATCTCGTAGTTCCAGAGATATTTGTTGCTCTCTGTCATTGTCGGAACCGTAGACGACCACGATGTAGGAACAGTCGAATTGGATGAAGAAACCGCGTAATGCTCCACGATCCCCTTAATACCATTTCCGGTTGATCCGGTATCACCTTTATCCCCTTTACTTCCCCGATCACCATATGATCCAATAATGCAAGGCGCAGTTGTACTTGCTACGGTTCCATCACTGTATTTTACAACTTCATAATTCCAAAGATACTTCTTAGCCGCAGACACAGACTGGACAGCTGTTGTCCATCCACTCGTCGCCGTTGTAACTCCGCTGGAAGATGCCGTTGCCAAATAGTAGTTAACTACAGATCCGATGCTCTTTCCGTTACTGCCATCGGTTCCATTTGTACCATTTGCACCCATACGGCTAACGCTATATATTGTGGATGTCGTATTGTCAGAGTAGCTAAATATAGTCCTCACCCACAGATATTGTCCGGCTGAAACTGTTGGTATAGATCCAGACCAAGTACCGGTCGGAACCGTTGTTCCAGATGTACTTGCCTGATATGTAATTGCTGTCGACTTAATTCCTTTGCCAGTATCTCCAATCAAATCATCAGGATGCGGAGTCCATTCTGTCGCTTTTGTTCCCTTTTCGAGTTTGACATTTGTGATGGCAATATCTCCGGACGCATTACTAAAGCTGAATGATAACGTTCCACCATCAACTGTTGCTGTTGATACTATCTGTGTCGTATACTGCTTATAGACCGTACTTAATGATATGTCTTCGCCGTAGTCCGCAAGAGATCTCGACGGTTGTATTTTTTGCCCAGCAACCGATGCTTTTGCAATAAACGAAACTGTGTATGTTGTATTTGCACCCCATACCTTTTCGACATTCCAATATATCCGTTTTCCAGAAACAGGCGTTACTGTTAACGCTTTACCATAGACAGAATCGTCAACAACGTTCATTGTAGCACCTTCAGCAACGATATATTTTGTCCCATCACTCAAGTTACTGTTTCTGACTAGATTCCACCCAAATCCAGCTCCTTGATTGGCAACCGCAAATGAGAATTTCTTATAGATCGTAATTCCATCAATAATTACAGGAATACTTGCCTCACATGCTACCGCGATCACCGCTGTTGTTTTAAACGTAATTGTCGGAGATGCCGTTCCGTTATTTGAAACCGATGCGGAAATACCAGTTGGACATGAAATTGTACCAATTATAACCTTCGAACACCGAATATTACCCTGATAGGCCATTGCCTGAGTCGTACAAGCGGAACCAATTGGTGCTCCAGACGTATTTCCCATAAAAGTATAGGTTTCACTCGTCAATACTGCAGAATATGCATCCGTAATATCGGCAATTGTAACCTGGCATGATGCTTTAGCCGCCATTTTGAATTTCCTCTCTTTCTTCATTACTCAAGCTGGCATATATACGAGCCAATATTCGTGATATCATCTGCCGTTATGGTAATGCTTCTCGCTGTAGCTTTCGCTGTTGTAGAAGTGCCAACATACCATCTGATTGTTCCGAGTGATCCGCAAATGCCGCCATCTGTGATATCCTGCTCAACCCCACCTTTAAAAACATGAGCAGTCAATGCAGTGCTACCTCGACTGTTTTTAAATGTAAAACCATTACTTCCGGTAATACTTATGACAATTCCATCCTTGCCAGCGGCTCCAGTTGCTCCGACTTCACCCTTCATTTTTGACCACTTATATGCAGTAACAGTAGTCGGATCATTTTTGTTGAAATCAACACAAGTGCCAATATATTCGCCACTATCTTCTCCTTCGTTTCCAGTAAACGTTTTACCGGCATCGTTCGAATATTTAATGTGCAAATATGAGGTTTTACCATCAGCACCCGTCGATCCTTGGATTCCCTGTTTTCCCTGCTCTCCCTGGATTCCCTCAAGACGATGCCATGTATACTTTTTCGGATCTGTTGAATCAGCCTCTGTAAAATCTGCATAAGTCCCGATGTATGTATCAGCTATCTCACTCATCTGACTCGATGCTGTTGGATTTGCAACTGAGCTGTATTTAATATGGAAATAAGTTGTCTTTCCATCTTTTCCAGGTTCTCCCTGAATTCCCTGTTTTCCTTGCTCTCCTTGAACCCCCTGCAGTCCCTGTGGGCCTTGATCTCCTCTAATTCGTGCCCATGAGTAAGATTTAACAGTTGTTGGGTCGTCAACCTCGAAGTCAGCACATGTTCCAATGTAGGCGCCCATAGTTTCTCCATTCTTTGATGTGAATGTCTTTCCGCCATCATCTGAATATTTGATATGAAGATATGAGGTCTCACCATTTGCTCCATTCTCGCCAGGGATTCCTTTTTCGCCTTGCTTTCCCTGAAGCCCCTGAAATCGGTACCATTTGTACTTTTTGGGATCGTTCGAATCTTCTGATATAAAATCGACATAGGTTCCAATATATGTATTTGGTGTTTCACCGATCTGACTTGAAGATGTCGGATTTGAAACAGCCGAATACTTAACATGAAAATAGGTTGTCGCTCCGTCTTTACCATCCTTGCCCGCAACTCCCTGATCTCCCTTAGGTCCAGTTGCGCCTGCTTTAGCTACAGCAAACGAGAATTTCTTATAGAATGTCATGCCGTCTACTACAATTGGTATAGTCGCCTCGCACGCAGAACTTATGATTGCTGTTGTTTTAAAAGTGATTTTCGCAAGAGATGTATTGTTGTTTGTTACCGTTGCGGAAATACCTGCTGGGCATACAATTGCGGATCGATTCACCGACACTTTTGAACATTGATTTTGCCCACAATATGCTGCAGCCTCTGTCGAACAAGTCTGTCCTGCCTCGGCACCGGAAGTGCCTCCGATGAACGTATATGTCTCACTTGTTAAAACAACTGAATAGGCATCAGTAACATCGATCACTGTGATCTGATCTGAAGCTTTGATGAGAGAATTTAAAATGAATTCACATTTTAAAGTGACTTTGTTTTCGATATCGTCAGGTGTGAGTGAGAAAGTGAATCCATCACTTCCAATTCTTGAGTCATTTGCAGAAATCACTGTAAATGATGTTTCATTGAATTTCTGCATCGACCATCTAACACTAACTGTACTACTTCCGAATACGGTTTTAAGACGGGTAATAGAAGTAATTCTCTCGGTTCCATGATAGATCACAGCCGTGAGTACCATGGCCTGCGAATCATTCTTAAAGATATTTCCCCTAGATGACTCAATTGACAGACTTGTTGTTACTTCCTGTCTAACTTTATTAATGTCATTCTGGATACCATTAATGACATCTACCAGATTATTTCCTTCTTCTGGTTCTTCCGGATCAGGGTCAGAACTACCACTTACACCAAAAGATATACTTTTTGCTGAAATTGCAAGCTGGTATTCCCCATTTTGATCTTTATAGTATTTGAGATAATTTGCCTTATCACCAATTGCCAGCTGGCCCTTTGTATCCATATAGATACCTCTGGTCGTGTTATCAGCACTATTTTTTACTCCAGAATATAAAGAATCCTCGGTGATATGGAAACCACCAATGGTAGCTCCAAATGCAACGAGGTCTTTTACATCAATTTTAGTAGCCGTGATTGATTTTGCTTGAATCACACTACCGTGAATGCTGTTATATTCTGTTTGTTGAGTCTCAACACTTTCACCGTTTGTATTGAGTTTATAGTAAAGCCCATCCTCTCCCTTGATAACGAGCTTATCTGCAACAATTGTATTGCCTTCAATCAAATCACCTTTAATGGTTACACCAACCAATTCTCCAGTAATTGTCTGGTCTCCGATAACAAGGTCTCTGATAATACCAGATGTGGCGTAAAACTGCTCGATTGCAGCTTTCCCGATGTTCGAGAAATCAACATTTGCAAATTTGGTATCAAGATTTTTAATCGTCGCGTCCGTTGATTCGAATTTCTCAGTAGTTAAATCTTTAAACTCGCCATATGTAGCTTCAAGATTATTTACTTTAGCATTAGCCGCATTTAAATTCTCAATACTCGCATATTTAATATCGGCTGCTTCTGCCGTAAGCATTTTCGCCTTAACATTCTCGATCTCAGCAGAATTAGCAGTTAATTTCCCATCAACTTCAATATTCTTTGCTTTGAGATCATCGATTTCCGCAGCACTTGCCGTAAGTTTCTCCTTGATTGTCACATTATCTGCTGTAAGATCATTGATTCTGGCAATCTCTGCTTCAAGCTCTTTCGTGTTTACTTTATCGGCGATAACTATTTCAAACTCTGAGATCTTGCTACCCATCTCCTTGACATCTTTGTCACTTGCCGATGGAGAGGAAATATTTCCAGTAACCAGGGCAGTGTGATTCTTAATCGTAACGATTACCCTGTCGCCGTCCGACAACACTGTAGTTGCAGATATCGGAGTCAATAAATCTGACCCATCAAGACGAACATAGTTTTTATTGTCGTATTTGACAATTGTTCCATAAGCACTCGACTCGGTAAGTTTTTGTTCATCATTGCTGGTAACCTTGACGAGTTGATCTATAAGATCACTTGATAGAATCACAACGTATCACCTCCATAATTTAGTTGTAAAAACAGCTTTTTCTGTTACTGGACATCCAGGCTCACATTTAATTGTCTGACTAATTACCTTTGCCTTAATATTAGTGAGTTTTGCTCCCTTATAATCAAGTCGGACGCAATCCCCAATTCGAACAGGGCAATAGCCATGGGTATATGTCACTGTGCATTCCAACGAAGACAAATCTCTAAGCAATTGTTCAGCATATTCATTGATCTGATTTTTCGTTGGATTACCGATCAAATCCGGATTGCTCACCCTATGTACTATTTCTCTTCCACGACTCACTGTCGATGTAGAGCTGTTTGGATCATCGTTCACCACTCTGGCATAATACTTGTCATACCCTTCGGAATAAATAACCTCAACCACATTCGGAATTCCATATAGATCTCGATCAATACTGATATCTGGGTATAGAATCGAGCTGTTTCCGTCGTTGTATGTCCATACGGGCTGAAGTGATGCTGTGTCCTGATTCGGTGCAAATAAAATACGCCCTAACTCATCTAAGTCAAAGGAATACTTTGCATTAGAGATTAAGGCGCTTATATATGCCAACCATGTTTCATCTGTTTCGGCGACAAAGTTTGAAAATAATGGTTCTGAGTTGGTTGCCGCAACTACTGGAGCTCTCACATGTGTCCTAGCAAGTCGATAGCCATTTTCCATAATATTTTCGCCTTTTAATAAGAAAAAACCTATCGGTGGCTTATTTTCTTTAAGTTCCATTAATGGTGTATAAGCATCCACCGATATATCCTCTACCTTTCCATCAAACTTTAATGATGGCGTTTGGACTAAGAATGTTCCCAATGGATGCTTATCTTTAAAACCATTTTGAATTGTAACGAGATATGCTCGAATATAGCATTCTCCAACCGATTCCGTCATATCAATCGAAGCTGACCCAAGAGTCTCAGCCGATGTATCACGCGTTATTGAACATGATTTCACCGTGCGAATCCTCTCAGTATCTTTCCATGTCCCTGGGTCAACGATATAATACTCAAATGATTGCTGCATCGATGCGGACCAATCAACCATATTCAGATACCTCCCTCAACTCGCGTGATATCGAGTGTTACTGGAATCGTAAGTACTTTGTGTGTCTGGCTGAATGAAACGGAAATGTTTGCCCAGTATCCGCTTCCGGATGGTTCTCTTACATATACATCGCCCATCCAGATCGCAAGTCTCCGTAGAGCATATAGAGTATCAACATCTGATTTCTCTATCTCGACTTTCCAACTCGCAGTCTCACCGAGCTGTGTGCCATAGTAACTCACAGGTCGTTTTCTTCCCTGATACTTTATAAGCGAAACATCGGCGCTGTGATTATCAGACACGTCGATATTATATGGCAGTCTTAAAAGAGATCCAGACCATGGTTTCTCGCTTGTCTCTTTTCCGTCAGTAACGTCAAATTCCTGCCACTCCTCATCCCATTGAATAATGACTGCTTTCTCATTCACCGGATAGCCAGGCATATCCGTATAACTTACAGCCCCTGTTGAAGTGCTTGTCGCCACGATACGATATCGAGCATAATCGAGTGCCGGATGCGGATCAGTAATGTAAGTATTCTTTCCATTTGCAATTCCAGTTGCTAGTTCTGTGAACGAACCATCGAATTCACGTCTATATACAGATAGCGTGATGCCTGACACCGGCTTACCAGTTTTGGCAACCCTCGCGCAAAAATATACAGTTGATCCATTTAATCTTCCAGAGTACACTGTTTCACCAGTTGTTGTCACCGCTCCATTCACCGACGTTCCATCAATTGTCGAAATTTTAGTTGTCGTTGGAGTATATGTTGACCCATTTTTTGTAACCTCATAATATTCATAAGGGTAATACTCGCAATATGGGCGTATATACGCAGTCAACGTGTCTTTGTTTATTCCAATTTCAGCACTTGGCTGGTATGTTTCATCTTTCCAAGCGACCAGTATGTCAACTGATGATGTTGCGGTAAGACCAGAATTCATAGAAGCTATGCATGAAATTGTATAAGTAACATTATTTTCGAGGTCTATGTTTCCTGCTGAGAAAGCAATAGTAAGCTGATCTGTTGTATCAAAGTATTTTGAATAAATCTGCTCGCCTTTACTTATCATCTTCGAACAGCCAGCTTCGTCAACCGTCTCATATGCACTTTTTGTGGTTATTGTCAGATAATAGCCGATCGGTGCCTGCGTCTTAGGACCGGTCAGTCCTTTAAGATAAAACGGAAACGAAGTAATCTCATCAAGCGCTTCACCTTTTGAGTTTGTTATATTTAAAGACATGGTCGGTGGCGTATATACGTCGATAGTTCTCTGGATAGACCATTCTCCGTATTCCTTTGTTATGCCAGCTGTTCTAACTCTCCACTGAATTTTTGTTCCTTCAGTATACCCAGATGTCGAAACCGAGTATGTACTTGTAAGATCCTTTTTATCTTCATCCGTACTCTTCCTAATGGTTTTTGTCTGCTTATTACTTCCGATTATCAGCTCCAATTCCGCATACGTCTCACTTGACCCATCCTCGGCATTATGAACCCAATACAATGTGAGCGGCTCCCCAGTAATCGCCGTTGTTGTCGATGACCACGTTGTAGGAGCCACCGGTGTTTTTCCAATTACTATAGACTTCGGACTTGTCCATGCAGATTTGCCTTTGCTGTTTGATGCCCGTACACGGAAGAAATATTCATTTCCGGTTTCAAGACCAGTTTTCTCGTAATGGTTGAATTCGATTCCGCTTACCGTGCTCGTTTTATCCGATCCATCGAAATAACTTTCCTGAGTAGCATATTCGATATCATAGCTAGTCGCCGTCGTAACGCTATCCCATTCAAGATATATCGATGTTTTTGATGTTGCTTTAATTGAAGTTATTCCTATTGGCGCTGATGGTGCGGTTGCTGTATTGCTTGAATAATCTGTCCAAGAACTGTATAACTTTCCTCGATATGCTCTACAACGTACCTTATATTCCCCGCCAGCCGACACCGTACAAGAATAAGAAGCCAGCGTAGTCTTTAATTCAGCATTTCCAGTGTTAAAGATTGTTGTGTTATCTTTAACGATTTGGAACTGAATTCCGTCTGCCGCTGGCTTTGTTGATGTGTATTGTGCCGTGACCGTGAGTTTATACTTGTCATCAATCGACACACTCAGATTGCTTGGTGTTACTGGAGGGGCGTTTGTGAAATCATAGGTAATTGCTGTTGACCACTTGCCAGTCCAGTAACTCACCTGGGCATTATTTACTGTATGGGTTTCTGATATGGCTTTAACCCAGAATCTTACCTTTGTTGCGTTTGATGGTGCTGAATATGTACTCTGTCGGACATTTTCAGCAGTCGATGTTATGTTACCAACAAACCAGACACCATCTCCAGTTGCATATTCCCACCAAACGCTATAACCGTTTGTATTTGCTCTACTCCATTTCCATGTTGCGAACAATGTCCTATCTGTTCCGGCCTGCAATCCAAAATATTGCACAGTCGGCTTAGTAGGTGTTGAAGATGTGGGAGAAGTTTTTGGTGCAGAGGTTCCATTTACATCGAGATTAATAACCTGCCCAGGATAGATTATAGGATTTGTTTTCGATATCCCATTTTTATCCGCAAGCTGAGTCCATCGGGTGCCATCTCCAAGAAATCTTCTGGCAATCCCCCAGAGGCAATCTCCCTTAACAACTGTATACGTAGCCATCTTACACCCTCCTTCCTATTCTCGCCGCTTTAACAATAGTGCTTATTGCGTCTGAAATATTGCTTCCATCGTCGTAAGTTATTCCGTTAATTTGATATGTTGCATGTTCCATGTTACCAATGTCTTTTCGCAACTTATTGATCGCTGATATAACTTCACCTATATCCCCATTTTGATTTTTATAATTCATGGATGTATTGATGTCGTTGAGACTCGCTCTGATTCCAATAGTTTGTCCTGTGCTAAACATTCCATTTAAAGCACTGATTCCACTTCTCGCATTACTTAAGTCAACAACCGGACTAATCGTTGGCTGTGCGTCAATATTGCTATCAATCATACTCAGCATCTGTGCCAAAACACTCTGAGTTGTGCTTGTCGCGGTATCAGCCATTGTTGAAACAGATTTTTTGACCTGTCCTCCGAACATACTTATACCCTGAGCAAATCCTTGTGGCACGTAAGAACCGATCTCTTTAAACACTCTCGATGGGGAATGAATTTTCAGATTCTGTCTCGCAGCGTTTGAAGCCGCAGATGCCATCCGGGCAGCAGCCGAAGCCGCACTTTGAATATTCGCTCTGATTCCAGATGAAAATCCACCAGCCACATACGAACCCGCACTATAAAAACTACTGTAATAGCTTCGCATATTTTTGACCGCTGACGATAAGCCTGACGTGGATCCTGATACAACATTATCATTTTTGCTTTTTATGCCTGAGACAAACTTGTTCATTAATGTCGCACCGATCCCATGAAACATGCTTGCTTTACTACTGAGATTTGAATTCATCTGTGTAGTCAACGCTGTTAATGTCGATAAAATCGTCGCGGTTACTGGTTTCATTCCGTTGAGTAATGACTCCAGCATTTTTTTTCCAGCAGATTCCATTTTTCCAGAAGCGCCATCGAATACTTTAACAAAATCGTCGATATTAGCCTCTGCAAATTTATTTACAGAATCGACGAATGAACTAACGCCGCCAGAATACATTCCAGCAGTGCTGTTAATAACCTCAACAATGGACTTAGCTGCTTCGACCGATGAAAGAATAGATCCTGCATTCAAACCATTAACAGTTTCAGAATAGTCTATCATCGCTTTTCCAAATTCTGTTAATTTTTCTCCAATTCCAGATATACTGTCAACACTGACTAGAAGATTTAGATTGGCCGGGATAGATTCGATGACGGAAACCATCGATTTAACGCCAGGAACAGAGGATGATATAGCGCTAGGTTTTAATCCAGTTACTGCCGCGGCATACTGTTGCATTCCTTCGCCAAATGGTACTAATTTCTGACCAAAATTTCCAAGATCTTTTCCACCTTGGAATAATTCCCATATACCGCCTTCTGTCGGTATCGCTTCTGCCACACCTATCAGAGAATATGCTGCACCTGCAGATCGGATAATGGCAGTTTCGTCAATTCCCGTTACGGCTTCTGCATATGATTTCATTCCTTCGCCAAATGGTACTAATTTCTTACCGAAATTCCCGATTTCTTTATCACCATTGATTATCGTCCAAAATCCGCCTTCGGTAGGTAACGAATTTAGTATTCCAATAAGTGAATTAGCCGCAACAGCTGATGTTAATATTGATCCAACACTAAGTCCATCCACTGCTTCTGAATACGACTTTAAACCATTTCCAAATGGTATCAGTTTTTGACCAAAATCCCCAATCTCTTTCTTTCCATCAATTAATGTCCAAAATCCACCTTCGGTAGGTATAGCATTTGCTACATCAATCAGTCCATTAGCTGCTATTATCGACCTCGCTATTGCTTGCGTATCTATCTCTGCCACCGCATCGGCATATGACTTCATACCATATCCGAACGGTATTAACTTTGTACCAAACTTACTTAAGTCCTTATCGCCATCAAATAGGCTCCAGAATCCACCTGTTATAGGAATTGCATTTGCCACATCAACTATTGCACTCGCTGCATCTGCTGACCTAACGATAGACATGGCATCAAGATCAGCAACAATATTGGCATATAATCTCATTCCTTCGCCGAATGGGATTAACTTCTTACCGAAATCTCCAAGATCCTTGTCACCATTGAATAAACTCCAAAATCCACCTGTCATAGGAATTGAGTTTGCAATTCCTATTATGGCATTTGCGGCTAATGTTGATGATATTATTGAACCAGTGTCTATCCCAGATACCGCATCGGCATAATATTTCATTCCATACCCAAACGGTATTAATTTCGTACCGAACTTGCTCAAATCTCTATCACCATCGAATAAGCTCCAGAAACCTCCAGTCACGGGTATCGCGTTTGCTACACCTATGATGGCATTTGCGGCTAGTGCCGACGATAATATCGCACCCGTATCGATATTAGATACGGCTTCAGCGTACGATTTCATGCCTTCACCAAATGGAATTAATTTCTTGCCGAAATCTCCGAGGTCTCTATCGCCATCAAATAAGCTCCAGAAACCTCCGGTTACTGGTATTGCGTTTGCTACAGATATCATCGCATTCGCAGCCGCTGTTGATCCAATAATCGCAGTAGTATTGACTTCTGATGCAATCTCTCCATAATACTTCATACTATATGCAAATGGAACAAGCTTATTTGCAAACTGATCAAGATCTTTACTACCACTGAGTAATTGCCAGAGTCCGCCTTCCGTCGGTATTGCATTTGCAACTGCAACTATCGCATTTGCGGCTAGAACAGAAGTTAGTATGGAACCGGTATCTATTCCACTTACGGCTTCACCATACTGCTTCATGCCTTCTCCGAATGGTATAAGAGCCTTTCCGAACCGGCTAAGATCATGTTTTCCTGAAAAGAATTGTGCGACTCCTCCGGATGATGGTAATACATCTACAACCTTAACAATAGCTTCCGCCGCCGCTGCTGAATTCTCTATATCTCTAGTGTTGAGGCCACTTACGGCTTCTCCATACTGCTTCATTCCTTCGCCGAATGCTGTAAGCTGCTTTGAAAATCGAGAAAAATGATCATTTCCACTGAAGAAAGAAGCTATGGCATCGACAACATTAGTTCCTGCCAATATGAGTATAGTCGCGGATAATGTCTGAATACTTTCAAGTAATGACGAATCTATCTGTTTAGCCCCTTCAACGAAGGTTTGAATATTCAGCATAAACATCGACAAATCGTTTCCAATTCTTGGTAGTGTCGATATAACACCTTCAGCAACTCCGCCTATGATCCCGCCGGTAAACTGTCCAATTGCTGTTCCTATTTTTTGTAGAAAATCGCCACCTTCGGTAACAAGCCATTCAAGGCCAGGAATTTGTGCGATTCCACCAACTACTGCTAAAATCCCAACTAACTCTGCTAAAACAGCGCCAACCCCAGCCAAGCCAGCCATGGCACTTGGTATAAGCGATGTGATTCCTGCTAACGCGTAAATAAGCCCGGTTAAACCAGAAACAGCTAATACACCGATTAATAGATTTTTAGCATCGAGTCCATTCAACGCACTAAAAATTCCTTTTATTACAGAATCGATAAGATGTGTTGCCGCCGCTATCAATTCTGGTGCATGTTCAGCAACTCCATTAATCAATCCTATTGCAAATATTAGCAATGAATCGACAATTTCTGGTGTATATTTCGCTAATGAGGACAGGGATTCAGATATAAGCCTAAGAAAACTTTCTGCCAACTGTGGTGCGTATTCTCCAAGAACGGCTGCTAATTGTACAATTCCTTTTCCAATGATTTCCGTGATTTCTGGTACAAGTCCTAAAATTCCTGTCGTGATAACGCCGAGTCCGGCAACAAGAGCCGTTGCGCCAGTTATGACACTGGCTGATAACATTGAAAATCCAGCTGCAATGGTTGTCAATCCGATCCCAATGCCTACGGTTGCCGCTGCAAATAAAGCAAACGCTCCTGCCAATCCAAGAAGAGTTGGAACCAGAGGCTTTAATATTAATCCAGCAGCACCAAACACCGCAAATGTAGATCCGAGTGTAATTAATGATTGTACAATGGCATTCGCATCCATGTTTCCTAGTGATTCCAGTACGGGAACAAAAATTCGAAGTGCGGCTACTGCAACTAAAAGTGCAGAGGCTCCCTTTTTAGATCCATTCATCGCTTTTAGTCCTATTGAAAATTCAAGCAATGACGTGCCAATGACAGTAAGACCTTTTCCTATCGCTGTCCAGCTCATGCCTCCGAAAGATTTTATTGTTGGAATAAGTGCCGCAAGTGCAGCTGACATCAAAATCATTTGACCTGCAAACTTCGTAATCGATCTCGAATCTGTATCCATGATCTTACATGCTGTCATGAGTATTGTAGTCAGTCCAAGTATACCAGCACCGCCTTTTTTCATTTCGTCCCATGACATTGATGCAATATATTTTCCAACTGCTGTGAGTGCTCCTATGGCAACAGACATCAAAATCATTTGACCTGCAAACTTCGTAATCGATTTACTTTCGGTATTCATAAGTTTTGCGGCCGACACTAATATCGCCACAAGTCCGGCAACTCCGACAAGTCCTTTTTCAATCCCATCCCAATCAAGAGTTGCAAGTATTTTCATTGCGCCTGCTAAAATAACAACAGCAGCTGTAAGACCAATCATCTGAACGGTTTTGACAATTGAAGCTAAACTAGACACGATTCCAGATAGCGGTTTAGTTGATCCACTGTCGATCTTGCTCAAAACAGCCATTGCACCGGTTAATTCAACAAATAATGTTCCAACACTCAGCAGGGATGCTCCGAGCTTATCTGAATCTATTGTTGCTATTACAAACAGTGCTGCGGCAAGAACTCCGACTGCCCCAGCTATCTTGAGTAAGGTATCTGCCTGCAAATTCTTTTGGTATGCCTCGAGAGTATCTTTAACACCACCTAAAATATCCTGTACGCTCTCAAGAAATGACATATTTTCGAAAGTGTCTGATAGTGTATTGACAAAATTATTTATAAGGACAAGAAATCCACTAAAAAGGCCACTATTGAATACTTCGAACATATTCCCTTTTCCGAATGCCTTCGATATGGTTTTTCCAATATCTTCGAAAACATTAACGACTGCACTTCCAATTCCTTTAATCACGCCAAAAAATCCCTGTAAAAATCCTGCAATTCCCTGCAATGTCATGGATTCATCAGCACTTTGCTTTAAGGATTTGCCAAACTCTTTAACCTTTGAAATTCCAGTCGATAATGTATCTATTATTTTAGAAACAACTTTATCAAATAAGTTGCCATCTATTACTGATTCTCTAAGGTTTGCAAGATACTCGCCAAGTGAACTCGTAAAATCTAATAAATCAAAGTTGAACCCTTTAAAATTACTAGCAAACTCTCGAATTCCTTTTACTCCTGATTTCATAGCTTCAATTCCGATATCCAAAACGGAGAAGATACCTTTGAACGTTACCTTTAATTTTTCTCCATTGGAGTCGCTTATTATAAGGCTTTCGGTGAATTTTCTAATGTTTTCGGTAATGTTGTATAACTGTTCAGAAGTCGCTTTCGGAAAAATTTCTCGGAAAGCTTCCTTGATCGGCGATATAACTTTTCCAAGTGCAGTGAAAGAATTTTTAAAAGATTCGATCATCGAGGAACGTCCTCCAAGATCAACCCATCCTTGTATCAGATCATTTCTGGCATCTGCTGATTTGTTAATCATATCGCTCAGAGTATCGGACACACCAGTCCAAAGCTCTTTTGCCTCTTCAAAGTCACCGATAATGAGCTGCCACGATTTAGTCCAACCGGATCCGAGTGCTTCCTGTAAAGTATCGATAAGCTGTGAAAATGTCTTAACTTTTGTTGCCGCATTTCCGGCTGTTCTTGCCAAATCAGCCATCTGCTTCGCTTCTTCTTGAGTGTAGCCCTGATCAACAAATTTCTTTACTGCGGCTTCATACTCCTCGGTAGTATCGGCAGCGGTGGAAAGTTGCTCGAGTGTCTGGGTAAGCACCTCAGTTGTTATCCAACCCTCCTGCAAAGATTCTCTAAAAGATCCCTTAGCAGCAATTGCTGCTTTTGCCCCTGTCTGTAAATGCTCAGATGTTCGAATAAGCGCATCCTGAAATACTTGTCCGCCCATTCCTGCATTAACAACCGAATTCCAATCCTGTAATTTTACACTACCAGCTGCAATAGCCTGAGAAAGCTGATACATAGCGGTCGACGCCTGCTGTGATGTTGAGCCTGATACTGCCGCTAAGTTTGCGATACCCTGAATCGACTTAACAGAAGTATCGAGTTTAACACCAGCCGCCGTAAATGTACCAATGTTTCTTGTCATCTGCGTAAAATTGTATATCGTTTTATCGGCATATGTATTCAACTCATCCAATGCGGCATTTACTTGAGCGATATTTGTGCCATCCTTCTGAGTATTTGCCAGGATGGTCTGAACAGCATCCATCTGAGTTTCATATTCAGCAAAACCATCTTTTAATGGTTGCAGCGTCAATGCTTCACTTATCTTCTTTCCTGCCGAGTACGCCTGATTTGTAAGATTTACCAGCACAGTAGCACCCATAACTCCAAGTGCTGAAAATTTTGCTTGAACGGTTTGTATTCCTGCCCCAAGTCCAGATAGATCTATGCCTTTCGCAGCCATTCCTACATCTTCAAGCCCTTTGGAGGCACCAGATAAATTAAGTTTCTGTTTAAGCTTATCAAGAGTAGACAATGTTGTTGCAACTCCACTCTCGAATTGCCGATTATCAAATCTCATCTCCAAGACTCGATTGTCAATAACTTCACTCATGCCCTAGTGACCTCCTCCCAAGCTTCTTTTGCAATTTTGTCAAAAATAGGTTGGATTGCTGGATTTATGTAATCCCTTCCTTCAACCCAACCACCAGTTCCGGTTCCGTGTCCGTATTGCAGTATAACGGCGATATTAACCCCTTTATTAATGTTCGAGTTAGTAAAGACTAACCGTATGGCAGAATTAGTTTTCTCTATCCTGTATCCCCAAGACGTAGCCGTTTGTCCTGTGTCAATAGGCGTAGCTGCAGAAAGGGCAGCAACACCTTCTTGCGCGTATTTTTCCAATACACTAATTTTTGTTGTATCTTTAATCCGCAGCAAATATTGTGTTGCTTTTGAAAAATCACCCTTATGCCGAAAACTAATCATTTTGTTTTTTTTACCCCTTAAATCTTTTTTGCAAATGCAAGTGAGATCCAGCCAGCACCGGACTTCAGCTTGCCCCATCCATTCTTTTCTTCAACGATCGTGAATGTGCCAATTCCTGTGTGCTTACCGGTTAAGGAATAATTCGTACCAGCACCAGTACGAATGCAAAGATCAGGAATACCAACATATACCTGATATTTGCCGCTATTCGCCGTAGGTTTATTAGCGGATGTGCCACCGATATGTCTGAGAATTGTGCACCATTCTTTTTCACCAATATAGATCCATCCAGCACCGCTCTTCAGCTTGCCCCAATCTCCAGACACTTCTGTTATGGTGAATTTTCCCTTTTTTGTATAACCTTCGAATGTACTATCTTTTGTTGCCTTTTCACGAATGCTGAGATCATCAATGATAACCTGCACCTCAAAAGGTGTCTCCGGATAGTCTTCCGATTTAACGCCAAGCTTAGCGTTTACTTCATTGGCGATCTGACCAAGCCGGCTATAAATGTATTCTCCTGGGCACGCCTTATTTTTAAACCACCGATGGACGGTCATATTCTGTTTGTCCACCTGACCAATAAGTGATTTGTCCGCTCTCCACTTAAGTTCTCGAATTCCATTTCGTCTGCAAATGTCCACACACAGCGCAATAAGTGAATTATAGACTTTACTGTTAATCGCATACGGATCGGTTCTATCGCTCGCGCATTCGATCGTGATTGCTCTATTATCGTTTGATGCACTTGAGGAGCACCAAGATCTATCCCCCTCTGGGACAAATAATCCAATTCGTCCGTCAGTTCCGATGCCATAGTTTGCACTTGCCTCAGCGCTTGGATTGCAAAGCCAATTTCCCATATCTTCTACAGAGGCCTGCGCGGTATAACAATGGATGGTAATCGTATCAATTTTGTGATTTCTCGGACTATTACTGTTCGGAGAAATTCTTGTATAACTAACCAGTGAACTATTACTCATGTTACTTCACCCCTTTGTATTTAACTTTTTCCTACGCGCAGCATTAATTGCCGCATTATCTCTTAAAATTTGCTGTGTACTCCTTTTAGGTCTTGGAGTATTCTTTTTATTACAAATTTTTATTAGCGTAATTAATCTATTGAGATGCCATTTCTCAAATTCAACAGGAATTCCATATGTTATCATCCAATAGTAAATTATTTCCGACGTTATCGGTTCGCTAGGTCCACCACGACCATTTCTACTTTCATGTATATCTGGTGTGGCACTCATAGGTGCATAGATGTATTCTTTTACCATCTCAATATCTTTCTGCGATAAATTGGAATATGCTCGCGGATCAACTTTCTTATTGATGGTCATGCATCGTATGTAATCTAATGTTTCTTCTGCTGTTTTTTCTTTATTGGAATAGAATGGTTTACACCATTTTGACTCCCATTTCGAAAGAGATATTAAGGAATGCTCCAGTTGTAAAGTCTGCTCGTTCATCGGTGGAACAGTCACAAACTCCTCTTTGGATTCATCCCACAACTCGGTCTGTCTTATGGCAGGTACTATTATCTGAAGCATTCCATCCTCCTTGATTTTCTTCGTTATTTATCTTCTTCAGAAGCTTTCTGAGCTTTCATTTTTTCTGAAATCTCTGCCGGCACAATGCCGTTAATAAATTCGACTGCCGCATCTGTGTTCGTTGCAAGCTCCATAAACAGAGTAGAATAAGCCTCTGTCTGCATAAACGCCTCGGAGATTTCTTTCGATTTTTCAAACCGTTTGCCATCCGGGCTTTTGATACCATATGATTTAAGGATCATATCCTTAAAGATTTTGACAAGTGCCGGGGTGTCCTGAGTTGCAATAATTTTGTTTACCATTTCTGTAAAACCGCCGACTGTTCCGAGTTCCATCTCCATAAGCTCAGCTTTTGACAGATTGAAGTAGTAACTTTCTTCTCTTTCAACTCCATTGAAGTCAGCGTATTTGATATCTTTTTTTAACATATGATTCTCCTTTCGAATGTCTGTTCTTCTTTTTACATAAAAAAAAAGCCCCAGCTATCTTTGAAGGGGCTTTTTGTAATCTCTTAAATCCTATGAGTATAACCAACTCACATTAATCTCCGGAAGCTTTCATCAACTGTGCGATTTCATCTGGAAGCGGAAGTCTTGCTTCAGCTTTATCACTTCCATACAGAATGTCTTCAAGAGCTTTGAGTTTTGTTGGATCTGCTTTTGTGGAATCAATCTCGATCGATGCTGTCGGGTTATGTCCAGCCACAGATACCGGAGTTGTCGAAACATCCCAAGAGAATGGATTAACATCTGGACTATCGTTGAGCGAGTTATGCTGCTTCTCTGTAGGAGATGCGGTTGCCCCATAGATCAGATGTAACTTATAACCATGACTAACATCATCAGTATCATTTCCGATCGCTGTTCTATAAGACAGACCAAATGTTTTACGTTTCTGCTGTCCGATGGTTACACCTTTAGCAATCTCGGCAGATCCGTCGCACTCGGCGAATTCATCCGGATATGTATACGCCTCAATTGTTGCAGCATACTCCTCAACAGATCTCAAATTTAAATATTTAATATCATCCGCATATAACGGAGATGCCTCAGCGCCAGATGGCTTATCAGTAATGGACGATACGCCATTCCAAGCAACGCCTTTCGGATATGTTCCACCAATAGCCTGAGTGTAAAGTACAGTTTTACTAACACCAGCCTCATACAGACGTTCGCCGGTGTTATCCCAAACAAGTGTGTTAGGCATTTAAGTTTCCTCCTTATTTTTTTTTTATTAGTCCTGTCACGCCCAGCTTTAATCCCAAACATCCTATCCGTGACGGCCCTCCAAATGTAGGACTAATAGTATAATGTTAATGAGTCGTGATTTAGTTTGTCGGAATTGTAGTGACGATCATAAGAACAATATGGAAGTGACAACAATTTGTCGATAACCGGATTGTCCGGCATTTTATCAACAACGATGATGTTATAGCGAGTGTTTTTTAGATATGTAGAATCATTTGCTTTTTTCGTATCGATTTTCGATTTTGAATATATAATCGCCGGGTAGCTAATCTTTAGCGCCTCCGGAGGCTGGTAATACACATTCGTGCTTCCCAGCAATGTTTCGAGAAGTACCTGCAAATCCATTCGTGTACCCACTACTTATAAACACCTCCAATGCTAAGTATCAAACGAGGATACTGTACTTCGATATCACTCACTTTCCATTTTTCGCCCATCCATTCGATGTAAGCGATTGACGAGCAATGTTCTTTTAGATACGGATCAGCCAAAATGCTTATCTGGTTAGAAAGGGTAATGTCATCATTCACCTTTTCGGAGGTATTCTGTCTTTTCCAATGAGTGCTGCTCACATCACCAAAATATTTTCTTTCGATTATTTGGTCTTCTACCCATAATCCGGGTTCAATTTCACCTGTTTGACAGAATCCTATTTTTCCATACCATTTATTCATTACTTGTCACTCCATTTTGATTTTTGGGCAAAAAATTAAGCCGCCTCCTGAGTCAGGGAAGCGGTCTCGCCAACGAACTCGATTGCTACTGCACCGTATGGCTTAATCATTGCACCAGAGCAACGAGTCTCGATAAGGTATTTCATTTTGTTGTAGTCGATATCGAAGTCGTCAAACATGTTGACAGAACCACCCTTGTCAGCACCAACATTGTAATCGACAAGGTTTACATAGATTCCGCCCAGGATATGTGTCTTAGTAGAAACTTCTCTCTTAAGACCTTCCATAACCGGTACCGGAACGATTTTGCTTACGCGCAGTGCAGTTGCGAGTTTGTCGATAGTATCATAGATAACACGTCCGTTGTTATCTTCCAGCAGAAGGCAATCGGTCAGCATATCCTCACTAAGGAACATTGTCGGATTTCCGGAACCCTTGTAGTTCTTTCTGGATTTCTTGCAAGCCACGATAAATGCCTTTGCTTTTTCTGCATCCGTGGTATCTTTGGTGATTGCAATCTCAGATTTTACAGTATAGACATCATCGTCGGTCCAAATCGGACGAATGTTCTGCTCGTTGATTTTTCCATCAACGGAGCTGCCTCTACCATCTCCAACAAGGATTGCCCGGGCAATTTCCTCGTCCAGCATCATTCTCATTTCTGTTTTCAGCCAGGAAATAACGTCGATCTCTGTAATGTCAATAACATCATCTCTGTCCAGAGACTGGTGTTTGTAAACAGTAACCGGAGTCGTTGTACGTTTCAGCATAGTGAAAACTTCATCTTTTTTCTGGCTGCCTTTGATATATCCCTTTGCTCTCGCCTCATCCTCTGTGATATCTGCGAACACAGATTTGATTCTGGAGAACGGGGTTTTATGTACAGAATTCATGACATCAGAAACCCAGGTTGTATCTCTTTTGATGAAGCCCGGAGTATTTTCAAGCGTTTTTGCATCCGGGAAGAGGTAGTCAAGATGGGTGATATTGTGCTGCAGAAATGTATCCGCAAGGCTGCCATTCCGCTTTGCCTCATCCATAATCTCAACAAACTCGGCATGGCTGAGGGTGTTTTCATCATTTTCCATTTCATTTGCATCGAAAGCGTTGTGTTTCATGTTGTCGTTTCCTCCTTCTTCGTCATCAGCGGTATTTCCAGCGTCTTCGAGCGCCTGACCGATAAGTGCATATACTACCGTTTTCTGCTTTTCAGTGAGAGTATTAAAGACGTCTTCAACTGTCTCTTCTTTATCGTCATCTGCGCTGGGTTTTGCCCCGGCGGTATTATTCTCTTTCGAATCTTCTTTTTTGGCTTCATCAGAAAGAGCATGTTTGATTGCTTCACAAACTGTGTTTCTCTGTTCATCAGTAAGTTCGTTGAACATTGACGCCAGATCATCTGTTTTTTTAGTTTCCACTTTTTCTTCCTCCTTATGTTTGTTCTCAGAATGTAATAATCCGTCAACCGACTCCATACATTCTCCAGAATAGATATACCCCTCTTCATAAGAATCTTCACCATGCATCATGACGGATTCGATCACTGCCCCGGGATTGGCACCTGCAAGAACTAAACTAAGCTCACGAATAACTCCATGAATCACATCGCATCCCTGCTGCTTGAGCATATTCGCATAAATAGACAGGCGATTCACATCACCGTTCTGGACAAGTAATTTTGCATTCTGGCCAGCCTCTGTATTGTTAAAGGTTCCATATGCATATACTCCGTCCTCTCTATTTTCAAGTAAGGCATGTCCCAAAACCTGATCTGGGCTATTATGCTGATGGTTCCACACTAACGGCACGATAACACCATCGCATTCTGCGAATGCATTTTTCTTGATGACTCTGCCATCGGAACATTTCATATTTGCTTTTGTAGCCCAGCCGCCAAAATCATATTTCTTTTCCATTTTGATTTTGCCTCCTGTTTTTATTCGTATCTTGGAATCTGTGATATGGGTGTGTTCATTAAAGACTCAATTGCTCCAGCCTCGTCACCACGTTGTTCTTGATCTAATTGTCCAGACTGCTCTTGCAGCATATCCTTTGACTGGTTCAGATTGCTATTTATCAACATGTCTGCTTTTGGGTCATTGGACGGCTTCATTCCAACAATCTGTCTAATCTCGTTCGATGTCATAATTTCATTTCGAGTGAACTTATCAGCAATGTCTGCTATGTTATTAATCGGGACAAGCTTAAACGGATCGCGGAAGAATTTGATTGTCTGTTTCTGAGATCTTGCTGTTTTCGTTAAGAACTTTCGTTTCATTTCATCAACGATCGCAGATATTATCGGCTCAATTGTGCGATTATTGTAATTTAGAAGCTCCTGCTCGGTGGCAGTACCATCCAGAATTGACTGAGAAATGCCTAACTGACTGTATAGCATGGTTGTCAAATATTCGATCTGTTTCATAAGATTGTTATCGAGAGAACGGTTTAGCTGAGTGATTTTTTCCGTTCCATCGGCATAAGCGATTCCATATTTAGATCCAGCAAGCTGCTCTTCGATCTCCCTACGTCTTTTCTCGGCTTCTTTTCGTCGAGCGTCAGATTTGATAACATATGGAAGCTGAATGATAAGATCTAATTTTCCAGCACCACTCTGCTCATCGACAACGTCAAGAATATTTAATTTTCTGATAAGCCGTTGCATAGTAGAGTTATGCTCGTTCATAACGGCATAAAGTGGATTTTCAATAATAGCGACATCTTTCTTCGCCATAATGATTTCCTCTTTTTGACCCGTTTTTTCGTTATAAACTCTAATCTTAACAGTTGTAGGTCTCCATTCGGTGATTTTTCCAGTTCGCATACTCAGTATATCGAACGAGGATGATGAAGCAGGATCAATACTTGTATCAATTGGAACCAACGCAACACATCCTTCATCAAGCATCGATAGAACGGCGTCTTGTATAAAGGCGCGCCCTGTTTGGTCCAAATTCGCCTCGAGATTTAGACAACTGTTTAGTGGCGAATCTATAACAGAAATAAAACGACCATTGTCATCTACTCGACAATGGTTAATATTGATTGATGAAACGTCCATCGCTATTCTGTTATAGATAGAGGTAACTATGGTTCTCTCATTTCCTCTTGTTAATTTAGGTCTATCAGGTCTCACTGAACTGCCGACACCCATATCGGCGTAATTATAAGTCGGATCACGATTCATAAAGGCATTCCAAGAATGCTTTAACCTTGTAAAAAAACTAACTTCCATTTTGATTTTGCTCCTGTTCTAAGCGGCTATTACTTTTTTAACTGCTTTTCTACCAGTAGCAGCAAGGGTTGAATCAATGTCCGAAATTCCCCTATTGAAAATTTCCTGCATTTTTAAATTTTTATTGATATATGCCTGTGTCTTCGTGGACTTTGTCTGAAGAGCGCGTGCTCTGGCATGATATTTTCCAGCTTTGTATGCGTACCTTTCAGATCTCTTCTGAGATGCTAAAAAGCCGTACTGTTTCTTATCATATTTTGCAGATTTTCGATCAAGCTTGGCAGCCTTCACATCGTTCCGTAAAATCTGTTTATCTCTTTTTTTCTGTAACTTGGCATTTTTGCTTTCAAGTTTTGCAATTTTATTGAGAGATTTTGTTCGGTGGCTGTTCAGAGATGCAATAGCTTTATTACGTCCTTCAGAGCTGGTCGCCTTAGATAAACTTTTAGTGGCCCTACGGACTCCCCATTTCATTCCGAGGACGCCGTAGTGGTAAAGTTCATCGCTGTTATATACTTCCATAATGTTTATTTCGCCTCCTCACCTATGATTATCTGTTTAGATACTTTTCAAAAGCCTTCCTTCCTTTTTTTTAATGTTTTTGGTAGTGGCTTTCTTCATCTGCTTCAAATTTCTTTTGATGATATCTCTTGCTGGTTCGTTTTTTTTTTTTTGTAATATAAAGATACTCCGGCATGGTTATATACATCTTTCGAAACTTTCTGATCCTTATTATGCCGGTCACCTCCGACATAGTATCTCTTAGAAGTTTTCGCTTGATGTTTCCGTAGTATCCAGCCATATCAAACCTCCCTACAGATCAATATTTTCAATAGCCGCCCGGATTTCCAGCATTCTAAGATACTCTCCCATATATCTTTTCTGTTCCATCAATTTTGAAATTGGAACCGTAGGTGTAAAATCAAGAACCCCAGCTTCATTTTTAACTAGCATTTTATGCAGCTTATCATATCGAATTTTTGTCTGATAATATTCTGCTTTGAACCGATCTTTATAATCCTCACTGGTCATAAGATCAATTGTATCTTTTAACTCCATATTTCCTCCTATTCAAATGCGTCTTTATTTAACTTATAGGCAACGTAAGCGTCCATCAATGCCGCAACGCAATCGATTTTATTTTCTCTTTTTCGTTTGTATAATTTTCTATTACCGTTCGTATCCTCCATGGTAATGCAATTTCCCATGGCAAAGGACATGACTTCCTCATCGAACAGTAGCATTCGTTCTTCGGATAATGTTTTTAATTCCCCGAGTGGTACCGATTCTGTTTTTGCTCCCTGAATTACCTTTTCGATGCCATACGGACCATTTTCAGTTTCCCATCTGGTCACAAACTCTTTAGCGTTATACGGATCAAAGCCAAATGCTCTAACATCGTACTGGCAGTCGATGATGTGCTTGTCCAAATCGTCATAAACTTTCATCATATCGAGAATTGCTCCATCGAGAACGATCAAGCTGCCCTCCTTCATAAAATAATCGTATTTTGATCGCATAGCGGAAGGTAGTTTGGCCAAGGTCAATGAAGATATATAGTTTCGAGTTTTGATTCCGAAAGTTCCATTTCTCAATGGAAATAAGAACGTAAACGCACAAAAGTCATCACCCTGAGATAAATCCGCACCCAAAGAACATGGAAGGCTCCAGTAGTCTCTCTTTCTGTGAACTATAGTCTCTTCATATGCGAAGTAATAGGTAAATCCCTCCATTGGAATTCCAAAACGTTTTGCAAGTATATCATTTCTCGTTGCAGGAGCCTGTTCGGCTCTGTCAACATCAAGTTGATATACTTCGTACTTAACAGTCTTTCCGAGATTCGGATTCGCCTTGATCCACATAGCAGGATCTGCAACTTCATCTACTGAATCCAGCTTATACCACCATATCGAGACATGGGGATTGGTATACTCATTTCTAAGAATTTTTGATAATTCCATTTTGATTGTATCGCCACTGCCGTTTCGTACAGTTCCCTCTGAACTGATAGCGACGATCAAATAATCATCGTTCTTAGAAGCGCCCTGTTCCAGCGCTCCAATTACATCCTCGCGGACATCTCCAGAAAGCCACTCATCCACGGTGTTGATTTTGCTATTAAGTCCCTGAAGCTTATCGATGCTCATTGGTCTTATCTCAAGCAAGGAACCTGTCAAGAAATTTTCAACACCCTTTTTAGTGCTCGCAAGTTTTTGCCGGTTGGCTCTGGAGCCTGTTGTATTCTGTAGAGATCCTTCTGTTAAAAATTTAAACAATGGCCCTCGTGATCTCGTGATTGAAGTTCTGATTGGCGATAATACTTCTTCCGACTGTTTCATCGTTGGCGCAGTTGTTACCTGATGGGTTGTCGTAGTATCAACATTCAAGAAATAACTCTGAATGCATGATGCGTACATGGACTTCGCGGCGCCTCGAGCGACTATCAAGTATTGCTTATTAATGAGCCGCTTTTTAACTGATCTTCTAACGTATTGTCCTTCATCTGGATCATATACACTTTGTTCAACAAAGTAATACCATCCGAAAATTTGTTCTGCCCAAAGTTTAAATGAATCAAGTAAATGTAAATCTTCGCCATCAGTTAATGTGAGCTCATTCTCACAATAATTAATAAAGCCCTGGATTGCTTGGTCGTCATACCAAATTCCAGGGTTTGCTATAAGATCATCTATTCGATTCATTTCCATCTCAATTTCTTTGCAGATGGGGATTTCTCCTCTAATTACGGCGTCTCTGAAACGCCCATAGTATTTGGGAGTTGCAGTGTTTGACAACGCCATAATTTAATTCACCTACTTCATTTATTGTTTCTTAATTCCGTTAGCAAAGATATACCCAGGCTTATTTTAAATAATCCTTGGTTTTAAGTTCTACATATGAACTGCATTCCGATATTGTTTTATTGCCCATCTTTGTGATCAAGCCTAATGTATTAGCTACTGTTTCTTTTGCGATTCTTTCAGCATTATATTTTTTATACATCTGACTTACTATTTTAGGATTTGTTTCAGATACTGACTGTAATTTCACAGAATCGGTATCAAACACAATCATTGGTCGTTTTGCATGATAACTGGAATATTCTTTATCGTTATAATCCAACAATGCATTATAACCTTTTTTCTTTAATTCTGAATAGAATCTATCCTGAGCAGCTACTTCCTGCGAATTGTGATTTGTCAGCGAAAGATTTAAAGCTTTATAAACTGCTATTTTTTCACTTTTAGACATCTTTGCAGGATCTTTTTGCAAAGCATTCTGGGCTTGCTTGAATAAAATTTGTTGTTGACCTCGTCTCATTTTACTTTTAGAATCTTCAATAGATGCTACTACATTCTTTTTGAATTCTTTGTCTTTAAGTAAACTAGCTGTTATATATCCCGCGTTCTCATCTGATGGAACTCGTAATTTCTTAGTTGAAGTAATCTTTAGCTGATAAACTTTCATATTATCACTATATGATCGTAATGCTTTTGCATTTGCTAAATCACTTTCCCTTCCAGAAGCCTTTGCCTGCTTTTCTGCCTGTTTTGCTGAAGAATTTGCTCTACTTGTAAGGTTTTTACCAAATAAGCCTATGTATTTATCTGAGTCGCTTTTCTTATATGTTGCATAAAAAGCAAAGTTTTCGAAATCTTTGCTGCTCTGTATTCTTTGAAACGTGGTTCCTTTTTTCAAATATGTGTCGACATATTGCTTGCCCGTTATTTTGGTTTTGGCTATATTGGTAAGTTCAGTTGCCTTCATGCCGGCCAAAGAGCTAACCCTCTTTATGGTCGGCTCATTTCTGTTTGTATAGTATCGTTTAGCCCCAGCCGGGGTGACGGAGCCATCCGCATACTGATATCGCCGAACTCCCCACTTCTGTCCTTTTATACCGTGATGATAAAGCTCCTCCATCGGCAATTACCCCCTGAGTTCTTTTATCGCCAATGCAATTCCTAAGGCAGAGCTCGTGACCGCTAAAACATTGCCAGCAGTTTCAAGTGTTCTGCTAGCGTACTCTCGACCCTTCGACTCTTTCTGTGGATTAAATATATCGTTATACTGTCTTTCCAGCATTGCACGATTTATCTGTGATCGCATCTCCTGTTCAGTCATGCTCGCAAGGTCCATTTTTGGAATTTTACGGTTTTTAGTTGATGTATCTACTGCACGTTTTAAATCTCCAGAAAGATTTCGGCCTGAATCCACCAAGCGCCTAGTTCGCTCAGCATCTTCTTTTACATAACGTTTTGCATCAAATTCAAGATCGGTTCGTCCGTTCTTTTTGGATTTTTTATAGTATTTTCCACTCGAGTTATCATATTCATTAAATTCTTTTTCACGCGCGTCTCTCGCATATCGTCTCTGTCCGGCATTCGTTAGAGAACCGTCTTCATTCTGATATCGTCGGACTCCCCACTTCTGCCCTCTTACGCCATGATGGTAAAGTTCGTTATTATACATTTTGATTTTCTCCCCCATTCAGTTCAGCCTCGAAATTAAGTCTCCACTCAAGTTCGGTAATCATTTGTTTGATTGCTTCAGTTACCGCTGTGCTAAGCGGCGGATCAAAAAGTAGTTTGACTTTCAGATAGACATATGTTTTTACAGACTCATAATCCTCGTTATCCGTAAGAAACTGGTTCCATGTCGAGGTCGCATCTTTGATGCTAAAACCGTTCTTAGGTCCGACTCCCATCTGCCTGAGAATCATAAAGATACTATTGATATGCATCGTGATTACTGTATCGAATACATCATAGTCTTCTGTGATTCCAAGCATTTCCTTTACTGAAGTTAAGATACTTTCCATATTTCACCTCCCATATTAGTGCTTCCATGGGCAAGTATCGTTTTTTCTTCTTTCGGGTACTTCTGCCGCCAGAAAACTGTCATCTCCATAGTGAATTGCATTATGCGTATCATGCGTAACACAAATTAAATACTCTGGATTTAGCAAATAACCAGATGCTGACTCTATATCTTTTAAGGATATCGGATTCATATGGTGTATAAGTATTTTTCCGTATATTTCATATCCATCAAGTCCAAGATCACAACCGTTATCTCTCATGATGATTTGATTTCGAATTCTCTTCCATTCTTCAGATCTATAAAATTTCTGATTTGCATACCGATCAAAACCGAATGTAGCCTCCCCAACTTGCCCATCTAACCGCAAATACTCAAATCTTTCTTTGAACGTCGGCAATTTTATGAGTTCCGAATATTTTCTAATGATATGCGGTTCAATCTCTATACTCATCAGGATCACCATAACCAGAATAATTGCGCATAGCCTTAAGTGCATTTTCGTAGAGAACTTTGACCTCTTCTGCCGATTCTGCAGCTTTTGTCTTTGCGTTTAATAATTCCGTTTCCTTTTTAAGTTTCTCTTTCTCAAGTTCTGCCTTCGTCGTTCCAAGTTTTAAAAAATGAGTGATTACCTGAGAAGAGGCAGTTCCTTCTATAAGCTGACGCTCTGCCAGATCGACTGCAAGAGCTATCATCTGGTTCTCACGAGCCTCTGGAGATAATGCCGGTCTCATCTTCTTAGATCTTTCGGATGAGTTTGACGTTACTTTAGGCATTATTAATGCCTCCTCTCTAGTGATTACTATTTGTTTCATCTGACTTTTTGTCAGTTATACGATACTTAATAGGGTCCACAATAGCGCACAAAACCAGATTATTATGAAAGGAGAATTTATGTACCATTAAATCAAAGCAAAAGAAAAATGTAGCGCCTACGCCATCATGGACTTTATTAAATACCGTATAGGAAAGGCCCTGGAGGAACCAAGGCCCAAAATATCAATTAACCCGCCGGGGAAAATTTAAAGACCCGCGCGATGCAGGAGGGGGGGTAATTTTACAGACCCCTCCCCCTTGTCTAAATTATAAATGGAACATCGTGCTTCACTTTTTTATAGATCCCAAGTGGGTTATAGAGAATAATTTCGTCAATCGCTCGTTCGATTTCGTTATCCTCTTCTTTTTGTGACATGTCATCGCTAAGTTTGGCAATTCTGGCTAAATAAGCTAAACTATAGTAACCTTTTTCCTCGTCAAACTGTCTCCAAGAAGAGAAGTCTTCGATGGGATCAAAAGGATTATCGATTGTTGTCAACATAACTTTCGATTCTGTCATCAATTACACAACTCCTCTCAAATGTTTACTAATTGTTGATGGTGAAACACCAAGTTTCTTTGCAATGTCATCTAATGTATAATTAGATGCTGCCATTGCCTTAGCCCTATTTATCTGAGCCTGACTCAAAGTATTGACAAGTTTTGGTGTTGCACGCTGACGAAGCTTGTCAATGTCTGTTGCAGCAAGAATTCTTTTCAAAGTGTTCTCACTTATTGCTCCAGCTTGAATTGCTTCCCATTCCTTATCAGTGATCTCAATGTTTCTATCTCTTCTTGAAATAGAACCAACTTCCTGTCGATATTTATTCAATGCCTGCTGACTCAGTTTTCTAAGTGTTTCGCCTTTAAGTTCTTCGCCGTTTGCCTCAAAGTATGCTTTTTTCTTAGTTGAAATCTCAGCATTTGCTTTTCTTTGCGCCGATCTTTCTTTAATCTTATTAAGATCAGAATTATCAAGCTTATCCATAAGAGATTTAACTTCGACAGCGTATGTTTTCTTTGCTGTTGACGAATATGGAATCTTTCCAGTATTCACCATTTCGATACGAGCTTTGTTGCCGAGGTTCTTCATCTCATTGGCATAGTCTGCATAAACAAGTTCCATCGTGTGTCTATACTTCGAAACTAGGGTATAAGCATCGTCAGTCTCTGCCATCTTCGTGCTAACTTGCGTACGTTTTTTAACCCGGTAGTCAATGGTCCCATCTCCACTGGTATAGGATACCTCTCCAGTAGCCGGGTCTCTCTTCTCTACTGGGTTATACTTGGCATATGCTTTTGCATCTTTAACATCGTACTGTATAGTCTTTCCTGTGGTGGTTTTAACAGTCATGATGCCGGTCTTCTTATCATAGGTACGGTCTGGGTAGTATAAATCCTCCGCCGTCTTCCATATCTTAGCCCCATCTGGCCTGGATGGGTCGTAATCTTTGCTACCGGGGATGTTTATATGGTATGATCCCTGTCTTTTATCAACACTTGCCTGTCCTTTCGCCTTTGACAGAATCGTAGAAGCACCACCATAAACTTCATTACCATTCTCATCAATATGAGCCTGATACTTTTTCTTAAGGGCGGCAATATTGTTATCCTTTTCACTCGCTTTGTAGTCAAGCTTATGCTTTTCAGCATCGATAACAACCATGCTATGCTTTACCGCGCGGGCAAGCTCGCTATCAGTCGCTCCTGCGAGAGTCATATCGCTAATAAGATTAGAAATTACACCCATCTGAATACCGGTATTCTTCATCTTAGGATACTCATGACCATTCCGATAGTAATGTTCTGTTCCATCGGCATCAACTTTTACTGTTCCGCCATAATCCAATTTCGGATCGAATCCTTCAAGTTCCTTAAGCGGTGGTTTGTTAAGAATCTTGACCTTTCCTTTTGGATCATGAGTAGGAATGCACATGACAGTATCACCATCGAAGTCCGCTCCCGACAACTGATCTGCTATCTTATGATTAATTCCTACCGCATCAACGACATCAGTACCAAGCATTTTTCTTGCAAGCGCGTTTTTATTATTGACAGTAAGGATTGGAATCTCAAACCGACCACCATGTGGATAACGAATGAGTGCAAGCTTTGTTCCATTCTCATAGTTTGGAGCATACACTTCGTTATCCTTTAAGGTATTGATCGGAATTATGACATGATAACGCTGTCCAGGAAGCGCTGCCGCTTTCAGATGTACGGCCGCTGAATCGCAGGAATCCGCAAACTTCTCAAGCATGTGCTTTTTGATAGTCGGATTTGTAATTGACATATACTCGTCAAACTCTGCAAGCTTATCTTTTTTAGCAAGATCAAGCTGCTTCTTAGCCAACGAGAGCGACTGCTTTGCAAGGAACTGAGATGGAATTGCGTTTGCCCATTCATCCCAGTCGCCTTCATCAGCTCTTTTATTGATAAGGCCAAGCTTTTCTTTCCCTGTCTTTTTATCCGTATACCAATACTGGCCACCCTTGTCCGCATCTTTGATGGCTGAGCCAAACGGATTGTCAGGATCATCTTTTTTAATCGGCTTAAGAACAGTGCTTGTCTTATCGCCAAGAGCCGGGGTTCCTCGCTTTTTATTCGTATTGAATACAACATCAACACCGTCCGGCAAATCATCAGAGTATACCGCCATACCTTTAAGATAATGGGTTCCGTCTACAAGAATACGAACCTGCGAATATCTGGAATCTCCAAGAGATAAATCCTGGCAACCTCTACGAAGCTCGATAACTCCATCTTTATCAACACCTTTGAATCCATCGCTTCCTACATCATCCGCATAGCGGACCATAAGGCGCTTCGAATCAAGACTTGTTGGGTATGTAAATTTTTTATGGAAAGTTTCCCCATCATTCTGCGATTCATAGTCTTCGATCGTTTTTACCCGGCTATAATCGTAAATTTCTTTATGTTCCGTCCCAGGCTTGCAGAGAACTTTCTGGATTGTCTGCTGACCTTTCGTATTTACCTGTGGAATTCCGCCAGTGTATACGGGACAACCTTCAGCTTTTTCAAGATAATCCAAGGCAAGATTCAGGCGTTCTTTGGAAATTCCAAGAGATGTTTCAACTCCCGATGTTACATCGAGCATACCCTTTTCGTTGAGCTTTTCTCTAAGAAAGTTTACCGTATTCATTGCCTGATTCATCCGATCTTCAGAACTTGGATTCAGAAGTGACCTTACGGTCGATTCAGATAATCCCATCTGTTTTCCAATCTCTGTGGCACCAAGTCCATCCGCTTTGAGTGATTTTGCTCTCTGAACCTGATCGAGACGTCTTTCATATCCAGCCCAGCTCACCTGTCTACGATATTCGGTAGAGGTAAGGCCCATTGACTTTGCAATCGCATTGTCACCGGTCCAAACTTTCCCATCATCGTCGGTATATGTAAAACCGGCTTTCTTGAGCTCGCTGATTCTTCCAAGGAAATCACCAGAATGCTGATATGGATTCTCACCTGATCCATACGGATATCTTCCGCTGTGGCGAGGTGTGCCATAATGCTCAAGATAGTCATCTTCTCTGTCGGATATGCCAAAATATGATAATATCTCATCTGCAATCGAACTCATGTTAATATACCCCCTCGCTTACTTTATCCAGAAACTCGCTCTTTCGAACGATTTCGTCCATCGTCTTAAGAAGCTCTTCCGTCGTTGGCTTGTGATATAAAATCTCATTGTTCTGATAGATTCTGAGTTCTTTATCGATTTCTCCCGGTTTCACTTTGTATTCCAAACAAAAAAGAGCAGCGTATACGATTAACTGCTCCATCTTTGCTGGCTGAGTTCCAGACTTATAGTCGTGAATTCTCAGAAAATTATTTCTGAAAGAAATCGCATCCGCTGTTCCAAAACAATGGTTTGAATAATATAATGGCTGTTCCGGAGTAAGCTTAAATCCGATAGCATCATTAACGTAATTCAAAAAATTCTCATAGATGCGATCCATATCAATAACATCTCTAGGAATTCCATCACCAAGAACATGCGATAAGACAGTTAATCTATCTCCTTTTTTAAGTTTTAAATTATTACGAATAAGTGTTTCTGCCAATTCATGAAGAGATGTACCCATTGCCGGGGCATATATACTTACTCGTTTTTGAAGTAATTCTTCTTCTGTATATTTCAGCCAATAAGGCTGTGAGGGTGCAAGGAATGCGTGTTTACCTCTAAGATCCGAATGATTATTGAAAATCATTGTAGATAATCCTCCTTATTCGTTGAATCTTTGTCGAAGCTCAGCCATCACCTCATCCTTATTTTCAGGATAGATAAATGCTGAATGTGACATTTTGTTCATCTTATTCACGTAATAGTCCTGATTCGGCTGGTGCTTAGCCGTCGCGCATTTCTTTACCTCGAGCGTGCTCCATTTATCTCTATAGAGAATGAGCAAGTCAGGAACTCCCTGTAAATATGAACTGTCATTTTTCAGTACCATACATCCTGGGAATTCTTTCTTTAACTCTTTAATTAGATTTGCCTGAAATTTACTCTCTAACATAACGGAGCCTCCTTAAAAACATATGGGCCTTCTGGGTCACGATCCCAGGACCTTCCGGTTATGAGCCGGATGCTCTAACCAACTGAGCTAAAGGCCCAAAATATAAAGAAGCTGCTCTGGCATATTTTCGTTTGGCGACTGATGTTCTCTATCTTTCAAAGCGAAGGTATGAAATATAAATGATTAAAATTCACGGATGGGAGGAAAGGTAGCCCAAATTCCGCTACAATATGCCAAAATAAAAAGTGCCAACAAGCAACTTCTTCTCATAAAAGGGTATGTTTTTAAAGCGCACGGGGTAGGTGGTGCGTAGGATGTGAATATAGATTTAGACTTAATTACTCGATAAATTCGAAATGATATCCGAACTTATTAGAATTAAATGGATAGCCGACGCATCTGCTGATCCTTGATCTACTAAGACCAATGCATTTGCTGGCTTCAGATATCGAGTCGTAGACTTCTCCTGTTTCCACGACTCTAATTTTCTTACCCTTTGTTTTCGGCTCTAAGGTAAGATTGTTTGCACCGACATGCTTTTTGCTTCCATCATTATAATGAATATAAGATGACATGACATCTCCATGCAAAAATGATTCAGCGACCAATCGTGATACTTTTTTCTTTTGCTTTTTATGATTCTCATAAAGGTACACCATAGCATTACCCTGAAAATCATAAGAAATAGTTTTAACACGACCTGTCTTTGAGTTTTTAACTCTTCCAGCATCACTAACTTGATATACATCGCTGGTTCCAACGGGTTTCCACTGTTCTTCTTCCACTCGCTCCTCCTTCCGAATATTCTGGTTATTTGTGGCGAAATAAAAAGAAGAGGTTTATGTCCCTCTCCCTCATAATAGGCTATGTTTTTTTCGCGAATAAAATAAAAGGGCCTGAGTATTTAAACCCAGACCCAAATATTTCTTATTTTTTAATTGCAGGATCAAATGTACATACCATAATCAAACCTCTTTTAATGAATCAAATTACACCATATACAAAATCGCATGTTATTTGCAGAATAAAGATGTCTTCCACATTTGTTACATCTTTGCCTTATCATAACCATAAAATAGAACCTCCTTGAAATGCGGTTTTCTTTTACTCATAATAATATGGTAAAACAATCCACCCTTTTAACACCGCATAGCCTAATAAGTGTTTATACATTCTCTTTTTTGTCATACCACAAAATGCTCTTCCTGCTGAATTTATCATAGATTCATACGGAAATAATGCAATCATAACTTCTCGTAACGTTGCTCTTGTATACATATTTAAAAAAATCAAAATCTGGGTCAAATAATTGTTTTTTAATTTTTCTTTCCATATTCCATTGTTTAGATCGAATATCATATGGAATAAATGATGTGTTCATATTATCAACCTCCAAAATATTAACCATAGATTAATTCATTAATGCTACACTTCAAAGCTTTCATAATTTTCAGCAAATTATAAACTGTCGGAATAGATTTTCCGGTGCAGTATCTGCTTATCATAATTGACGATATACCAGTCTTTCGTGAAAGCTCATATTGAGTCATTCCAACCCTCATAAGCTTGTAATATAATCTTTCAGAAAAACGCTGATTGAAATCCTCCTCTGACAGTTCAATGCCTTCGGTTTCATCAAATATAAGATAAATGCTTCTGCTCATGAAATCATAAATATATCTTTTGCCGCCCCCCGTCTTTAGTGCTATTTCCATTTGACCACTTGGATACCAATCAACAATATCTTCCGCAAGTTTCGGATATTCCTCAACAAATGAATCAAATACCGGTCCCCAATAATCTTTTCCTTTTTTCATTTTGCTCGCCTTTCTCATGATTTATTTTCTGCTATACAAAAATAAAAATTTTTCACAGTTCCTATTTCATTTCAAAGTAAAAATTAAACTCTATTTTAATTTCTTAAAGTCTATTTTAATTTTTTCCCTTATACAAAATAAGAAAAATAAAAATTTTTAGCCAAAATGATTTATTGCTATACAAAAATAACCCGATTTTGGCATTTTCTGCTATACAAAAATCATTGACTCCTTATTTTCTGCTATACAAAAATACACGTCACTCGTCAAAATCTCCCTCTAAATTATCGCTCCATTGATCGTAAATATCATCCGGCAGCTCATTTTTATTATGTTCAGTTGTTCTAAATCGTGTAAGATTTCCCATAGTTCTCACGCTTTTCATAATATAATCTGCTTGTGTCTCTCCATCGATGGCGCATAATTTTACGAATTCGTCATAAAATTCTTCGGGAACCCTGACGTTCAACTGTCTAGTTTTCCTCTGCCCTTTTATAGGTCTACCACGCTTTCGTTTTATCTCTTCCAATACTATCCCCTTTCAGCAAAATATCATCACAACAATTATTGAATAATCTAAAATATCCTTCCCTATAATTCACGGAAGCACGCGCGATTATATTCCCATCTGAATCATAGATATCAGCAAGAGGTTGTCCACAATCAGGGCATAATAAATAATGTCCAACCACGCCACTTCTCATATCACTATGCTCTAACATCGGGTAATTATAATCATATTGAAATTTACAGCCACAACTGCATTCACTTTCGAATAATTCTCCTCTGATTCTATCATGAAATTTCCCATAGGTCTTAATTCTGATCATTTTACAATATCCTCCACACTCTCAATCAATATTTTCTTAAAAATATCTTTTTGTTTGCAACTTCCGTCAGGATACTCATGCGGATGTTCTATGGTGTTTTCACATAAATTGAAAAATACACAAGATAAACATTCACAAATTCTATATACATTTGACTTCTGCTTCACGAAACATCAATCCTCCAATTCACCATGTCCTCCAATTTCTTTACCATCGACAGAAATATGATAATCGAAATCTTCATCCTGAATATCTTCCCAGCTTTCTTTCGCACCCGAGTTTATGAATTTCCGCAAAAGTTCTGGGATTTCGTTAATAAAATCTTCGAGTTCATCAAGATCTTCGAGCTGATCATGCCCATACAGTCGATCAAGATTCCCTTTCTTCACACCCGTGTAGCATAAATCCCACCCAGATCCAGATCCGCTATCGATAATTGTATATATGTTACCATTAAAAATAACTGTAGCATTCATATCCCAATAATATCCATCATTGTATCCGGATGATTTAATAATATTAATCTCTTTTCCATCAATAGTTTCTTTTAAAATCATAACTATTTCTCCTCTGATATATTACATAGTTTCATATAAATCTTGTTAAGTTGCATTGCCACATATGAAACTATAAACATTGTTCTTTGATAGTATAAATTCTCAATATTTTGTCCACACCCATATATCGAATTGGCATCTATCGCTGCTTGCTTGCGAACTTCTTCGAATGTTTCAATAAGCATTACATATCGCATACTATTATTCATATTTTCGTCCGCTGAAAAATCGGTACGCTTTAGCATCGATTTGAGTACCTGGTTTGTATACATTAGTCCTTCTGTTTGAAAAAGATGATTGTGTTTTTGCCATACATCATCTGGCATGTCTTTACAGTATTCGCAATATCCATCGACGGTCTTTATATTGTCTTGAATCTCCTTCTCGATAATCTCTCGGGCTTTCGTGTATTTGCTCATAAAATATCAATCCTTTCAAATCCCAGCATCATAACAATCAGCCAAATATGTCGTAATAACTCGCTGCAGATCATTTTTCGCACGTTCCGTAGCATCTGCCAATTTTCGATCATAATATGTGTTACATATAGTTAACCTATTAAATATTCCTTCAAAACATAAAGCATCACGATGAATAGGTGCACTTTTTCCCATGAATATCATCGCATCGCCATGGCCAGCCTCAGATAATTTCTCTAAATATGTCTTCAAAGAGTCAACCGTAAGACATTCTCCATCAAATTCATCGGTTCTTCTGGCTTGTAATTCATCTTCTTTTAGTTTTTCTAAACAAGTTTTACCTGTTTTCAATAATTTAAGCACATCTCCAAATGACGGCAGTGAGATACAGTCTTTTGATTCCAGATAGATTTTTACATCGTCACTATTCAACTCGTACTCGTCTACGTAGAAATAAGTTGGAACAGCAATTTTGTAATATTTGGGCAATATTGGAAAAATCATAATCGTAACCTGCTTCTCTGGCCAAATAATTTTAGTAAATCCATTAGAATCATCAACCTCGAAATTGCCACACTTTTGCTGAACAAGTTTTCCTAAATAAAATTTTTTTAAATTATTGGCATTCGTATAAATATTAATAACCATAATATCAATCCTCCATTTTTCTATAAAAAGAAAAGACCCAACGCATTTTCAGCGCTGAGCCTTAATCTCAATTAAGTGATACATAAATCGCCACTTCAAGATTTTTCACATATCCATAAATCTCGCCACATTCAGTAATATCAGATCGTAATTCAACCTCATTGAGCCATATGTCTTTGGCGTTAGCTATTCTCAACGGTTCCCTATGTTTTTCACAAATAAATTTAGAATATTCTAAATAATATCCATTCTTTCCGGGATATAATTCATAAAATTCTTTATTCCATTTTTCATACATAGGATTAACCAGATCGACAAATACATTTCGCCGTGCCACGAACTCCTTAATAAGATAATTTTTAACCTGCTCTCCTAATACCGAAGCACCCAATCCTTTAAATGTGAAATTAGCCACCATCGTTGCCATAATATAATCACTCCTTTCATTAGAGTCTATGTAAATAACGCGGCTATTCTTTCTGCCCATTAAGAATCTTTAAAATATCATTGAATGATCCCAAGCAAACACATGACCTACCTTCAAGTATAAACTGAAGTGTAGCCGCTGTGACCGAATTATTCGTATAGTAATAATCTGGGAAATTTGCTGATCCGTCAAACCAGACCACTGGCGGTAAATAAAGTATTCTGACTAGGATATTCTGCGTATGAAAATAAAACTCGTACCCATTAAACATTGGACGATATACAAGATAGGTGCAACCAGGAACTTCGAGAAGACGCTTTGTATAATATAGAAACTCATCGCTTGTTTTATAGCACATGTAAATATCAATGATCATGTTTTCCATTCCTTTCCTATTTATTATCTCCCGAATATCTTTTGCGAAGTATTTCCTTGTATTCGTTAAACCACTCTTCCACATGGCAAACATCTATCTTGATTGATGTACCCTCTTTGGTTTTATAACTATCCCAGAAGCTGTTATCGATTTCCTCTTTAATATTGCAAATTATTTCTTTGAGAGGAACCATTTGTGTAATATTATTCTTGGGTATAATCTCAACTATAAAGTTGCCACTTTCCACATACTCCATCTGAATAATCACCATATCTCTATCCTCATCTTTCCTATGGGTTGGATTATTGATATACTGATCTGACCAAACTTCAATCCTCGAATCTTCTCTTGTCTTTATCATAATTTTATTCCTTTCTGAATGAGTTTCTTCCTATTATAATAGGGGTTTTAGAATATTGACGATCAGTTATTTTCAGAACTCCTCTTTCCTCAGCGATTAAAATAGTTGCCAAAGCCATAAGTGTTATCAAGTATGATCTATTTTGATTACGCGGAGAACAATAAATAAACTGCATGTTATTGTCTGCTGCTTCGTATGCATCTCTAAGAAACTCTTTCTGACTATTCGTCAGAGGTGCAGCACTCCAAATCTTTTCGACATATTCCATAATATCAGTTTTCATTCTTTTATCCTCGCTTCCGCGCCAAATCTATAGTGCACAACGGCATCTTCAAAACATGGTTCCTCTGTAAAGTTTCTTTCTCGCATCCCGACATGTATTTCGATATCGTATTGGTCCACATTAATCGTGCCGCCGTATTTTTTATTTATAAATTCGGCTATTATCTTTTTAACATCTTCCTCTGTAAGCTCGATATCTATATATCTATTAACGTTCATTCCACATCATCCTCCTTGATTTCTGTTGACTGGTCTGCAATGTATCACAATGCCATTTAAAGGAGTTATGATTTCATATTCATATTGGTGAATATCAATGTCCGGAATATTTTTCCGAATCTTTTCAAAAAGCATATCCGAAATATCATCGGCTGTAAATTTGATAATCATATCACTAACAATTTCCATCTTCATTCCTCCTGTAGTCTTCCACGTTGAATCCAAAGCACCATTTAATCATTTTCTTCTGAAACCAATTAAAATGATAGTCTACGAATATCAAAAGGCTATAAGTCTCTCCAATTTTTATAGTAGAACCATTTATAATATCAGGTTCTACTGTCCCAAGATGATATCCATGTGTTTCCATAAATCCTCCTATCGATCCATATAAATATCAAGCACTCCGAATTTATAATGGCAATCTTTATTTTCTTTGCTCATATCTTCAAGAATTTCGATAATAAATTTGCCAAAATTAGATCCTTCTTTATAATAAAAATTTAACATTTCTACCGCTTGGTATGTAATAAATCCCATTGCACTTGAATCAGTCTTCGTAGCTTCGATTTCTAATGGAATAATTTCCTCATCTTTTAGATTAGAAAGCATTTCTATTATTTCAGTTTTTCCAAGCCCTTCATCGATTGGCTTCTCCTTTAAAATAACATCATACTTATCTTTCATATGCTAATCCTCCTATTCATCCCAAAATATATTCAAACAGTCCATAATAGCTGCTATGAGATTCATAAATGCAACATCAAACTTTTTAAATATGATACACAACATGATGCATACAAGGTTTGCTACCAGCAATATTTTCCACATTGTCTTTTCCATTATTTTAGCTCCTTCTCAAAGCAACGATAAAACATACTGATTATCATTGTCTAATGTCCACCACCAAGGAGATTGCAGTCGTTGTTTTCTTTTTACTTTACCCATTTATTCTCCTATAAAAAGTAAACGAGTGATACAAAATAATGCAAAACTTGGTCAGTTACATATGATATTTTTTGATATCTCGCCTTTAGCGGATCAATAATACAGTGTGTCACAAAAACAACTCCAAGCTGCCAAGTTAAT